GAGAATCGTACCGCTCGTCATTGAGGCGTACTTCGACAACAAAGACTTCGAAGCAGAGGCGAGAATCGAATCTGTTTTGGATGCACACGGTATCACGTACAGCAAAGAGGAGATTTACATCGAATCCGAGCGCATGTACGAAATCTACTACGAAGCAGAGGTAATTATCAATGTCTAAAGTAAAGTTTGGACTTTCCAACGTCCACTACGCAGTAGCCACCATCGGAACCAACGGCGCTGCAACTTACGGCGAAGTCAAGGCATTCCCCGGCGCTGTCTCTCTGAGCATGGAGCCGCAGTCCGAGACTTACACCTTCCATGCGGACAACATCGATTACTTCACCAACAACACCTATTCCGGTTATGAAGGTGATTTCGAGGTTGCCCTTGTTATTGACGACTTCAAGAAAGACGTTCTTGGTGATGTCGAGAGCGGCGATCTCCTTGTCGAGCTTGCAAGCCCGGCTACCGTTCACTTTGCGCTTATGTTCCAGTTCGAGAACGATGTCAACGCGACGCGTCACATCTTCTACAACTGCACCGCATCTCGCGCGAATGTTGAGGGTAACACCAAGGAAGAGAACATTGAGGTCGAGACCGAGACTCTGAACCTTCGTGCCGGTTCCATCTACAGCACGGCTCTTCAGAATCAGATCGTCAAGGCGGAAGCTAAGTATTCCGCAGAACCGACTTCGACCTATCAGAAGTTCTTTGACGATGTTGTCCAGCCGGCATCGGCATAATCAAATTTAAACAACAGGGGTGTTGACAATGTTTGGAGTTGTAAAGATTGGTGATCGTGAGATCGAGATGGCCGCAAACGCGGCTACGGCAATCAGATACGGGCAAGTCTTCCACGGCGAGGACTTGCTCGTTTATTTTGGACGCGGATTCAAATCCACGACAGAATCAATTTATGTGGCTGAAAAACTCGGCTACATCATGGCGATGTCTGCTGCAAAAGCGGACATGAATAAGCTGAGCGAGGAAGGATTCTATGCTTGGCTTGAAACGTTCGATCAGTTTGACATGGTAGATGCGTCTACCGATATTGTCAAAATTTACACGGGCAACGAGCAAACGTTGTCAACCCCCAAAAAAAAAGCCGGCCAACAGAGCGAGGGCTGAACACAGCCCTCTTTCTGTTGCGGGCGATCCAACTCGGATTATCGGTGAGTGACCTTGAGCAACTGGACTATGGTCAGGTCCTCGACCTGTTTACGGAATCCGGCAACGATAAACACGAGTACAGGGAGTTAGCAACGCAGGAAGATTTCGATAGATTTTAAGAGGTAACACTATGGCGGCAAGCACGAAGAAAGTACGCGGCATAACTATTAAGTTAGACGCGGATACTCAAGGCATTGCGGAAGCGTATGGAAAACTAATTACACAGGTAAACAAGGCGCAAAAGGCTCTTACCGATGTAAACAAGCTCCTGACGGACGCGACCCCGGAAGAGCGGACAAAACTGCTTACGCAGAAAGAGGCCGAACTTACGCGCGCCATAGATGCTACCAGCGAGAAACTTGAAGAAGAGAAGAAGTGGCTTGAGGAGCTAAAAAAGAAGGACACCACGCCTGAAGTAGAACGAGCGCAGGAAGCTCTCGAAAGACAGATCATCGAGGACACGCGCAAACTTCAGGACTTCCAAACCGAGCTTGCGAACCTCGGCAAAGAAGACAAGATCGGGCCTTTACGCGACAGGCTGAAAGACCTGAACGACAAGTTAGCAACTTCCAAAACGCGCCTTGAGCTTATCAATAAGGAGATCAACAATTCAAAGGGAAAAGAACGTATTGAGGCTCTGAGGAAGAAACAGGAAGAACTCAATACGGCCTATGATCTCACAAAGCAAAAACTTGAAACTGAACAGAGCTTACTTGCCGAGCTTGACGAAAAGGACAGCACTCCCGAAGTAAGGGAAGAACAAGAAAAACTTCGCAAGCAGATCGAGCTTGATGAAGCAGAATTTAAAGAACTTGAAGCGGCTGTAACGAACTGGGGAAGTGTCGCAAAGCAGGAAGCCCTGATTGTCGCGCAGAAATTCAAGGACATCGGCGCTAATATTGACGCGCTCGGAAGCAGGATGCGGACGGCAGGCAGCATTATGACTGCAACTGTCACGACTCCGATCATCGCGGCAGGAAAGAGCCTGTATGAGCTTTCCACCGATTTTGAGTCTGCAATGGCGAAGGTACGATCCGTCACTCCCGGAGCTACCGCGGCACAGATGGATCAGCTTGCGGAAGCGGCGATCAACCTGTCCGAATCGAGCAAATACTCGGCAAGCGAAGCGGCAGATGCTTTGTACTACATGGGTCTTGCCGGATGGGATGCCGCAGAAATGCTGACCGCTCTTCCGAACGTCCTGAACCTTGCGGCAGCAGGAGACATGGACCTTGCAAGAGCGTCCGATATTGTCACCGACTATGTCACCGCATTTGGTCTGACGGCAGACGAATCTACGCGCCTTGTTGACGTTATGGCTCAGACGATGGCCAACTCCAATACCAACGTCGATCAGATGGGAGACGCATTCTCCTATGTCGCTCCCGTTGCTGGTGCTCTTGGGTACAGTGTTGAAGATGTATCTCACGCACTCGGTATAATGGCCAACAATGGTATCAAAGGCTCGAAAGCCGGTACGTCTCTCCGCATGTTAATGACAAGGCTGGCAAAGCCTACTAAGGATACTGCGGCGGCAATGAGGTACCTTGGTGTGTCGCTGTCGGATCAAGAAGGAAATGCGTACACCTTCCGCGAGATTCTTGACCAATTAAGAGAATCCCTATCAGACCTGCCAACGCCGACAGAACACTTTAATCAGGAACTTGCACACCTCGACGAATTGCTCGAGAGCGGTCAGATAACAGAAGATGAGTACTCTGCGTCTCTTGATGAGCTAATCAATAGAAACTGGGAAGGTGTTGACGTAGAAAAAGCACGCCTCGCCGCTACTCTTGCAGGCACGCGCGCCCTGTCCGGAATGCTCGCTATCGTCAACTCTACCGAAGAGGAGTACGAAGGACTTTACGGAATCATTACCGATTCGACCGGCGCGACAAAAGAGATTGCCGATGTCATGCTCGACACGACCGAAGGTGCGATGGCAAAGATGAAACATCAGCTTGAGAATATCGGTCGAGAATTTGGCGACATGCTGATTCCTTATATCGAGAAGGGCATTAAAGTTGTCAAGGACATTGCGAAGCAATTCAGGAACATGAGCGACAGCACGAAGGAAACGATCATCAAGATCGCCGGTGTTACTGCCGCACTCGGTCCGCTCCTTGTTGTCGGCGGCACGCTTCTTTCGGGCATAGGGAAAATGACATCGGCAATAGGCGGCATTATCACGCTTGTTGCCACACACCCAATCGCTGCGACTTTAACCGCTGTTGTTGGCGCGTTTACTTTGCTGATAGCAAAAGAAAAGCAAGCAGAAGACGCACACAAAAGAGAATATGATGCCCTTTACGGCCTTTCCGATATGCAAGAAGAGGTCGTATCCAAGATAAACAAGTTGAGCGATTCGTATGACGCACTTGTTGAATCGCGAGAAGCACGGCTGGAAGCGGCAAACGACGAGATCGACAAGAACGAAGGGCTTTGGAAATCTCTTCAGAAATGCGTAGACGAGAACGGGAATGTATTAGAGGGCATGGAAGCACGTGCCGATTACATTGCCGGAGAACTGTCTGAAGCCTACGGCATTGAGATCGAGATCAACGACGGTGTTATCACCAAGTACCACGAGGTCGCGGAAGCCATTGAAGATGTGATTGCAAAACAGAGGGAGAAAGCAATCATTACGGCGTATGAGGATGAATATCAGGAAGCACTCGCGAAATCGGAAGAGGCCGCGCAACTTGCGGCGGTAGCGTACTCTGAAATGACAGAGGCTCAAGAAGCGGCGAAGGAAGCGTCAAAGGCATATGACGATGAGGTCGCACGCTATAACGAGCTAATGGAAAACGGGTACGAACTCACCCAAAAGGACCGTGAGAAGTTAGATGACCTGATGTTCGCAAAAGAAGCGGCTCTGAAAACAGAAAATGAACTGACTGCTGCTTATGAAGAAGCCGCGAAGGTCAATCAAGAGTATCAGGTAGTCATTGAAAACTACGGCGAAGTAATGAGCGCGATTGCGTCCGGCGATGCAGAACGTCTGAATTACGCGATCACAAAACTGACAAACAACTTCAAGACTTCCAAAAACGCTACGCGCGAAGAATTACAACAGCAGCTTCTTGACTTCCAAAAACAGTACCGCGCAATGAAACAGGCTGTCGAAGACGGTATGCCCGGTGTCACACAAGAGATGGTCGATCAGATGAAGATGCTTGTCGACAACGCGCAGGCGGAGTTTGAGGGTCTTGACTTTACTTTGCCGACACCGCCGCCGCCCACATGGGAACAGCTTGCAGAAACATCGAAGAACGCAGGAGAACTTGCGACTGCGGCCTTTGATGCTTTGTGGGAGATGAGAAGCGATGCTGAAGAAGCTGGTGCGAACTTTGCGAAAGGTTTCGCTCAAGGTATTTCAGACAACACTTCTGTGGCTGTAAGCTCTGCGGCGAACCTCGGTTCGTCTGCGCTGAGAAGCACAAAGAACATCCTGCGTGAAGCGTCTCCTTCAAGGGCGATGATGGAAAGCGGCCGGTTCTTTACCGAAGGTTTTGCGATCGGTATCGCAGACGAGCAGAAAGAAGCTATCAACGCGGCAGCAGAGATGGCGCGTAGCGCGATGAACGCGGTAGGCACTCCTTCCTTTGGCGGCAATTGGAGCACCCCGTTTAGTGGTGGCAACAACGTCTCGAACACCTACGGAGCAATCAATGTCACCGTCAATGGAGCAAACACTTCCAACGCGGAAGAGCTTGCGCAGATCATCGCAGACAGAATCAATCGAGAAGTCAATCACAGAAAGTTGGTAACGGCATGAGAGGAATCCTAACTATCGATAATGTTCCGTCCACCTCCTACGGAATATGGCTCAACGGGAGCGCGCTGTTTGACAGTGCGTCTCCCGATGTGTCAGTAACCTCGGTTCCCGGACGGAACGGAGACCTTCTGTACTCCAACAATCGCTTTAAGAACTACACGGTATCCATTCCCTGTTTTATGGCGCGGAACTTTCAGACACAGTTTGATGCTTTCCGCGCCTTTCTTTTCTCCAACGTCGGCTACAGACGGATCGAGGATTCCTACAAAACGGACCGTTTCAGACTCGGACGGATCACCGGCACGGTCAATCCGTCGACCATCCTTTGGAGCGACGATGGCGGAGAGTTTGAAGTGAACTTCGACTGCAAACCGCAGCACTTTCTGAAAAGCGGAGAGACAGCGATCACAATTGACGGTACAGGAAGCGTTTCAAACCCGACCTTCTTCGAGGCAAAACCGCTCCTGAAAGTGATAGGGTATGGAACTATCACCATCGGAGATGAAGAGATCGTGATCGAGGAAAATACGCTTCCCTACATGAACATTGACTGTGATGTAATGGACTGCTATTACGGCACGGTCACGAACGCGAACAGCCTTGTAACAGTTTCCGGGGATGAGTTTCCGAAGCTCAAGCCGGGAGCTACCACAATCACGACTTCGGGGAACATCTCAAGCCTTGAGATCACCCCACGATGGTACACGATATGATCCCAATTTTATACGAACAGAATGAGACGGCCTTTACCTCTAACGGTTTAGGCCGTCTTTCTGATGCTTCTCGGTGTATCGTCACGGAAGAGCGAAACGGTATCTACGAACTTGAGATGGACTATCCCGTTGACGGTATCCATTTCAAGGACATTGTGCTGTCTCGGTTCATCAAGGCCGTACCGTCTTACAAGACGAATCCGCAGTACTTCCGCATATACAACATATCGCGAGAGATAAACGGAAAAGTCACGGTACACGCGGAGCATATTTCCTATGAGCTTCTGAGAATCGTCTCCATGCCGTTCACGGCTCACGGAGTCGTAGAAGCCTTGGAGATGATCAAAGATAACGCGGTCGGTCATTGCCCATTCACGTTTTGGACGGACAAGACGGACACGGATATTTTCAACATGGAATATCCTGCCGTAATCCGAAGCAAGCTGGTCGGCGGTCAGTGGTCGATGAACCAGCAGTACGAAGGATCTGACTGGGAGTTTGACAACTATCAGGTCAAGTTTTGGAATCAGCGCGGTCAGGATAAAGGTGTCGTCCTGAGATACGGCAAGAACATTATATCGCTGAAGCAGGAAGACAACATTCAGAACACGTACACGAGCATCGTTCCCTACTGGTTCGGCCTTGCAGACGGAGAGAACGAGACCTGTGTCTATCTGCCTGAGAAGGTGCTTCACTCGGAGAACGTAGACCGGTTCCCGACACAGAGAACCATCGCGGTCGACTTCACCGAAGAGTTTCCTGAACAGCCTACCGAAGAACAGCTTAGGTCCGCTGGAAGACGATACATCACGAAGAACAAGATCGGTATTCCGAATATCGACATCAATGTCTCTTTCGTAGACCTCGCGCACACGATGGAGTACAAGGACATCCTGCCTTTGCAGTCCGTCAACCTCTGCGATTATGTGACCGTCTACCTTGAGAAGCTCGGAGTTAATGAGAAAGCACGCGTTACGCGCACGGTTTGGAACGTACTTCTTGACCGGTACGATTCCATCTATGTCGGAGACGCATACTATAACCTCGCTTCACAGATTGCGGGTAACTACAATCAGACGATCGAAGTCAAGAGACAGGCACAGACAGCAGCCGTCTCTGCTGCCGAAGCGGCAAGCAAGATCATCACCGGCAACAAGGGCGGCTATGTCGTTCTCCACGATGCAAACGGAGACGGCAAGCCTGATGAACTCTTGGTCATGGATACCGAAGACGTTGAGACAGCCACAAGCGTATGGCGATGGAACAACAGCGGTCTCGGCTATTCCTCTACGGGATACGCGGGAACGTATTCAACGGCTATCACAGCAGACGGACAAATCGTCGCTGACTTTATCACAGCCGGTCAGATGTCTACGGATCGTATCATCTCCAACGGCGAAGCCCTGACTCAGGTCCTTGATACGATCACGGAGACGATTGAACACAACACTTCCCTGATCTTCAACGAACAGGCGATTACCGCAGAGATTCAGACGGTCATCACGGACTTGGATTCGCGCGTAGAAGATACGGACGGAGATGTCACAAGACTAAAGACATGGATCAGCGCGACGCAGGACGGTCTCACGATATCCAAGAATAACAGCACGATGTCTTCTCTGTTTACGAACGACAGCTTGCAGTTCTTGGATTCAGGTGTAGTGGTCGCCTACATCAACGGACAGACCTACTACATCTCCAACGGTGAGATCACGAACAAGCTAATCTTCCGCCACGGCGAGGACGGCACGACGACGGCCTACTGGACGATGAACTCCAATGGCCACATCGTGCTGAAGAAGGGAGAATAATGGCAACAGGAATATCTACAAGCCTCGGCTCCGTCCTGATCCACG